AGTTGGCGAAGCAAGTCAAAAAACTGCTCTCGACTTTCTGCCTCGACAATCGTACTCCACTTATTTTCAGTCGGAGGAAGTCCACTTGTGCCCGGCCTTGGTAACCCCCCTGCAACAACATTTCCATCCTTGATTGCATAATCGTAACCGAACTCCGGCCGACCTCGAGATGCCTCAATGTTTGGGTGGCGGCCTCCGACATCAAAAAAATCGGATCGTCGTGATTGTTTCTTCCGTCCAAAATCGCAGAAAACATGGAGGTGAGTACCTCCATCAGCGTGATCCTCTCGTCCGATGATGCACTCCGCTCCAAGAGCCGAAATATGGTCCAGCACGGCCCACTCAGAAAGGTCGCCGCACTGAGAGTAGGTGAGGAGGACATAACGAGCTGAGAATGTGAAGGACGTCATGTGATGTAACCCGGAGGCACCTGGGCAAACTAATATTATAGCCCAGGTGACGGGTGACACCCCAACTATAAATACCCGTCTCCTCCTCGCCCCAGCGGTACTGATTTCAAATCATGTCCGATAATTCCACCGAAACTCCGTTAACCCCGCCCTTATCTCCTAAGTCCGACAATGGCGTACGCCCGACGAAGGTCTGGTTCGTATCGGGCAAGAAGAACAACAAAGCGTTCCGGTCGGCGCTCGCGCTATACCGCGAAGACGCGACGCTACACGAAGAGAATAAAGAGAACGTACCCCCGGAAGATGACCACCCGGTCGATCCTCAACAAAACCAGTCGAAAGAAACGTAATGGAATGCTCACGTGGTCCAATAGCACTGCTGCTGGTGCCTTGGCTACTGTGTCGCAAAACCCTCTAACCATCGCCGGTTCTGCAGGTGGTGACACCGTCGGTCTCGTGCACTTTCGCCCCACCGCCATGGACCTAAACGGGAACGATAGCGTTCCCAACAGTATTGTCAATGATCCTAGCCGCACCGCTAGTGTGTGCTATATGCGAGGCTTCGCCGAAAATATCCGTGTTGAGACTAGCAGCGGTAATCCGTGGTTCCACCGAAGGATCTGCATCTGTTCGCGCAGTCCGCTGTTCATTACCCTCAGCGCCTCCGATACACCCGGGACAGACCGTGCATATGCCGCAGCAGGCGCTATCGAAACTTCTAATGGCTGGCAACGCTTAGCGTCGAACGTTATCACCGACACTATGACGACAACCACGTCGCAGTGGCTTAGCCTTCTGTTCAAGGGTGCGCAGGGTGTCGATTGGGATGATTACATCACAGCTCCAGTTGACAACAAACGCGTCGATCTCAAGTTTGATAAGACATGGATTTACCGGTCCGGCAATCAGCAAGGTGTACTCAAAGAGAGGAAATTGTGGCATCCAATGAACAAGAATTTGTATTACGACGATGACGAATCGGGTGCTACGGAAGATGGCCGCACCTATTCCGTATCCGACAAGCGGGGTATGGGTGACTATCACATTTTCGATCTGTTTTCGCAAGGCAGCAGCGGTTCCACCGCGGATCGCTTGAAAATAAGGTTTACTTCGACTATGTACTGGCACGAAAAATAGGCTCTGTAATTTCCACGAAAATACAGTTAGACTCCATCCATTTGATGTCATTCTCGATTAGATCAACTCGTCCTCGTGATGTTCGCTCTGTGATGTCAGCCCGCAGTTCCTCCCGTGGGTCCCGATTGGACAACCATATGCACGGACGTGCCCAAGCGAGTTGCACCGGATCTCGGTACAGTTTCTTGACGGTGACGACGTTCTGTGCCCCAAACCATTCTTTAAATCCGTGAAACATCCCAATTCCACCTCGTATATCATCGAAAATAGCATATCGAGCATCGGGTGCGTCTCGAAGTATAACGTCACCAGACAGCATTCCCATGATGTAAATATGTGGCCCCAGAGATCGGGCCCACAATGTTTTTCCAAGTCTGCTAGCACCATAGAGTACAAGACTCTTTCTTCTGTCTGCTTAGTCAGCAATGTTCAATATACCATTACAGCGGGCACGGCCCCCAATTCGGTGTCGGGACCACTGTCTGAGCGGAGCGAGTGGTCCGACTGGGGGCCGTGCGTAAGACGATAAACACCGCCACCCCTAGCCAAGATCTGTTAGGCCGAGCGCAGCGGACACTCACCCTCTACTGGATCATCTCCAAGAGACTCTTCTCTCCATCTAGCCAGCTCAGGTACCATTCCAAGCTCAAATTTGACCCCAGCGGGACCCACGTAGGGTTCGTGCTTGGTCGCATAGGTGGCGTCGGCGTATCTGTTGAGCTCAGACCACTTAGTGACAAGTGTCTTTGGATCCAGTTGGCGAAGCAAGTCAAAAAACTGCTCTCGACTTTCTGCCTCGACAATCGTACTCCACTTATTTTCAGTCGGAGGAAGTCCACTTGTGCCCGGCCTTGGTAACCCCCCTGCAACAACAT